TCTAGCTGGCCAGACATGTGAATGCAGACCCTGTAAATCATTTTCAACAAGAAAATCATTTAAGTGATCGTCAACATTTATTCCACTACCGGTATTGGGAAACTGATAACTTGGCATCTACCTCTACTAATTAATTATATTTTATAAATAGCAATTAAGACTCTATTTTACTTGCTATCCATTTATAAGTTTCTGTTAAACCTATATGTAATGGCTGTGTTGGTGCCCATCCTAACTTCTCCTTAATCAAAGTGTTGTCAGATGTTCTACCTCTTACTCCTTGTGGACCTGGTATATTTTTAATTTCAATATGTTTATCTGCTAATCCAGCTACTAAATTAGCTAACCCGTTCATTGAAATAATTTCTTCTGATCCTATATTAATTGGGTCTTTGTAGTCTGAATTCATTAAACGTCGAACTCCTTCTATTGCTTCATCAATATATAAGAAAGAACGAGTTTGTAATCCATCTCCCCACACTTCTATTTCACCTTTTGTTGGTGTCTTAGCAACTTTACGGCATATAGCTGCTGGTGCTTTCTCTTTACCGCCATCAAAAGTACCTTCTGGTCCAAATATATTATGGAAACGAGCAATTCGTATGTCTATTCCATAATTTCGGTTGTATGTTGCATATAATCGTTCAGAAAATAGCTTTTCCCATCCGTATTCTGAATCTGGTTGTGCTGGATATACTGAATCTTCTTTACAGTTCGGATTTTCAGGATCTAACTGGTTATGCTCGTTATATACACAGGCAGATGATGCGTAGAATATCTTTTTAACGTTTTTCTTATGTGCTTCGTTTAATACATTAAGATTTATTAACATTGAGTTGTGAACTACATCTGCATCATGATCTCCAGTGTTAATATAACCTGCTCCACCCATATCTGCTGCTAATTGGTAAACTTCATCGAAGGGTGATTGATTCGGTGCATACATAACTACAGATGTCTTTAAAGGATCTCTTAAATCTGCAATAACAAAGTCATCTGCTGTTGAATTTGAGAAGTCCGGGTATTTAATATCTACCCCTCTTACCCAATATCCTTCTGATTTTAATCTTGTAACTAAATGTGAACCGATAAAACCTCCGGCACCTAATACTAATGCTGTTTTCATATGTTTATTTTTTTATATAATAATCTTCTAATATTAATCCATCCATTTGAGTATTCTCTAACATCCAAATTGCATCTCGGTAACTGTTTAAGATTGGCTTACCAGCTATGTTGAAAGATGTATTTAGTAGTACCGGATGAGGATTGAAATCCTTGAATCGTGTCAATAAGTAGTATAACCAATCATTCTGTGAAGATGTTACTGTCTGTAAGCGAGCTGTTCCGTCAATATGTGTTGCTGATGATAATATACCTTTATATTCTGATCTTACATCAGGACAGAAAGACATCCATTTATTATCTGTATTCTTAATATCAAAATACTGATATGAGTCTTCTAGTCGACAAACAGGAGCAAATGGTCTATATGCCTCTCTATTTTTAACCTTTGCATTTAGTATGTCTTTCATTCCCGGTATAGCGGCGTGGCAAATTATACTCCTATTACCTAATGCTCTTGGCCCTAATTCTGATCCTTTTCGTACTATCCCTATAATTTTTCCTGCTATTAGGTCTGGTATAATATCATCAAAGCTATATCTTTTACCATTATACTTTTCTACATACTCAGTTAACATTGATTTATCCCAAACTTCAGGTCCCATATAAGTCCCGTTAAATGCAGTCTTAGGTTTTAAGTAATCTAACATAAATCCTAAAGATAAACCACAGTCACTTGGGTTAGGTGGAACGAATATTTGCCTTTCCTTAGATAAACGTTGGTTATTAATTATATTTAAAGCTGATCCTCCGGTGATTATAAATGAATTCTGATTTTCGAAATAAGGTCTTACTAATTTATCAAATTTTTCTTCAAACATTCTTTGTGAAGTAGCTACTAAGTTAACTTCTAGTTCTCCTTCGTATTCGTCAGGTAAGTTTAATTTTTCTTTTAGTCTTTTGTAGTTTGCATGTAGGTCACTGGAGTGGTAAACTCCTGAGTAAAATTCTTCAAATGCTGGAAGCCATTCCTCTACTACTTTACCATATGAAGATAGACCCATAAGTTTACCAGGGTACACTAAACCTCCGTCTGTCCAAAAGTCTCTCTCTCTTCTTAATGACTTGGTATACTGCCCTAGTTCGGCTAATCTCATTCCTAAAGTATGATTAGGTATTTGTGCTATTTGTCTAATACCGTTTTGTCTAGAACAGTCAAATATGTTAAAATTTCCATCATTACCACCGCCATCAAAGCTACACCCTCTTATAGTATCGTATGAAGATTGGTAGAAAGCACAAGCCATATGTCCATGTTGGTGATTAACTAGTTCATACCTTTCTGCATTAAAAAATTTTAATAATTCTGTATCTGTAGTGAAATGTTGTTTTCTTAAAAAAGAAAGATCTATCTGGTTAAGAAGCAGTAAATCAAAATGTTTTACCCCAAATTTTCCCATTAGGTGATCCTTAATTAATGTCATAATAACTTTAGGATCTTTAACTCCTACTTGAGCTAAACAACCGCCGTTTTTAACATTAGTTAGTCTTTCAAATTCTAGGACTTCTAGTATCTCTCCATCTTTTGAAATAGTCATTGATGCATTGTGTCCTAAAAATACACTTAGTATGTTCATATTCTTCTTTCTTTTATATTAATTTTTGCAAATTCTTCGTACTGTTGTAATGTTCTCTCAGTCCCTAATCCGTATTCACCTAAATCTCCTCCAAATATTAGCTTATGAAGTCGTTCCATCGCCTTAATATGGTTTTTATTACCATCTAATACTTTAAAATGATGTATGTGGTTAGGTCTAGATAAATGCCAAGACATTATCTGACTAGGTATATAAATATTGTATCCGTGGGTGAATGATCGTATTGATAAGGCGAATTCTTCTCCTGTATAGTAATGTTCAGGATCATTCTTTACTTCTAAAAGCCAACTTCCTTGAGTAAATACAAACCCGGCGTAAAGTAAAGATACGTTATTAGGTTTTTTATTTGTGTGGGCTTCGTCTTCATACCCTCCAAACATAGGCCAGTAATCACCTGTGATAGACTTTATTGTTGGTACATTTATAATGTATGGATCATCTATATGTCTAAAATCGTAATCTAATCCTAACTCTTCTTTTCTAAAAAATGATGGTGATAAGTAAGAAAGAAGTGGTTTATTGTTATTTTGTTTTAGCTCTAAGTATTCTTTAACTAATAATGCATCCCAGTTTTTAACCATTCTGATATGTGCATCTAACTGCAGTACATAATCTTCATTTTGATACAAAGTAGTTACCTGGTTTCTAGCCCAACATCCTCCTTTGGATTCTTCAAACCAGTATTTTTTTATTCTAATATTATATCTATTAATTAAATCATCTATACATGTTTCATTAGTCCCCTCTTCGTTGTTATATTGAAGTATTATTCCAAAAGTAATATTTTCTGGGTGTTTAGCTTGATTAATACAGCTTAGTATTGTATTCCTTAAGTCTGTATCTATAAAACTAGCAATAGATATAAAAATTGTACTACCCATTTTTAATTATTATAAAGTTCTGTAAAAAATGCTCCCCATTCTTGTACCCTATTATACTGGTGTACTATGCAGAAAGTTTCTTTAGTCTTCTTATTTACAATCTCAGTACCTTCTTTAATTGGCACTCCGTACTTATATTTATCTACGAAGCCCCATTCATAAAATACACCGCTAGGTCCAGCTACTCCGCAATGTACGGCTAATCCGTTATCACTATTAACTATCTGAATATTATCGGTTAGAAAAGTAGAGAGTAGTGCTACGTTTAAAGCAGGTTGATCAGCACTTTCTAAATTTTGCTTTCTTGTAGCAACATACATATGTAATAATATGTTTGTAATAGGGTGTGGTCTGCCAAAAATAATTCCAGAGTTTACCACTTCTTTATTTTCTAATTCTTTACAAAATTCAGTATGATCTATTTCTATAGCCTTTCTATTCCAAGGTTCATCTTTATGTTCAATACCTTCTGAAGTAAGTATTATATCTTTTATTGCGTTTTTTAAAAACCATTCAAAAGGATCTTTTTGAAAAACTACATCTACGGTATCTGTTAAAAGTACTAGGTCTTCCTGTGTTAAAGTCTTTAAAAATTCTCTAGCTTTAAAATGCCTTTCCCATTTACATATATTAGTATCTACTTCATCCTTAGTAGGAGAATGTATTAATTCTATTCCTAGTGTTTCTAGTTCTAATAAACTCTTAGGTATTTCTTGATCTAGTACTAAGAGTACAATTTTACAATTACAGTACTTTAGTGCACTCTGTACCCAGCCGTTAATTCTAAGTTTATCACAATGTTTAATAGATCCTATTAAGTAGTTCATACTATGTTTTTTTAATATAGTAATCCTCTAATAAAAGTGCATCCATTTGTTTATTATCTAATACCCAAAGAGCGTCTTCGTATGTGTTTAGTATAGGTTTTCCTGCTATATTAAAAGATGTGTTTAAAATTACTCCGATACCTTTTTGATTATGCATTTCTGTTAGTAGGTCGTATAGAAATTCGTTTTGTTCTCTAGTAACTGTCTGCACTCGAGCTGTTCCGTCTACATGAGTAATAGCTTTTAGTACATTCTTATATTCTTCCTTAACTTCAGGACAAAAAGACATCCATCTAGATTCTTTATTCCAGTTAAAGTACTTATTAATATCTTCTAATCTAACTACTGGTGCGAAAGGTCTATAGTATTCTCTTCCCTTTACTTTAGCATTTAAAGTATCTTTCATTTCTCCAATTGTTGGGTCGCATATTATACTTCTATTACCTAAAGCTCTTGGCCCATGTTCAGATCTTCCTCTTACTACACCTATAATTTCACCGCTTATTAGCTTCTGTGCTAACTCTTTTATTTCTATTTTAATACCTTTTCTATCATGTAATATTTTAGGTAGTAGGTTTCTATCCCATACTTCCGGACCTATGTAGGTTGTGTCTACCGGGTCATACGGTCTTATTTTGCTACAAACTAACCCTACTGCTAAACCTGTATCGTTTGGATTAGGAGTAACAAAAGTTTCTCTTTGTTGTGCTAACTTAGTATTTAGTAGTATGTTTAATCCGCATCCGCCGGTAATAATAAGCGGAAGATTATTATGGAGTTCTAAGATATTTCTTGTTTCTTCTTCAAATAACTGCTCAAAGACATACTGATTAGTAGCGGCTAAGTTAACCGCATAGCTACCTTCTAATCGTGTCTGCTCCGATTCTATATTGAATATCTTCATAAAGCGAGTTAATGCCTCACTTATATTATCAGTTGTATTAGAATAGTAAAAATCTCTAAAAGGTTTAATGAGATTCTGGTCCACTTTTCCAAAGCCAGCTAACCCCATTAGTTTCCCGGCATAGATTAGATTACCTGTATATATCCATTCTTGTTTTATATCTGAAATAAAATGAGAAGGCATCATATAAGATACTGCATAGTCTTTCTTGCCTACGTAAATTTTCTCTACAGGTATTTGACTATTTTTATCTCCTAAGTAAATATTAAAAAAACCTTCGTCACTTCCTCCGTCAAAGGATATAATTAAAGCTTTATCGTAACTAGACTGGTATAGTCCGGAATAGGCATGAGCTTCGTGATGCGGTAACCACTGGTAATTGTCAGCTGGGAATATTTTCCACATCTCTTTATCTACCGAGTTATAGACTACGTTATCGTATTTCTCTACTCCGTATTTTTTCTTAAAGTAGTCTTTAATTTCTGTTAGTAGTTCTACTATGTTATCATGATGTCCCCAGTAAAAGAAAGCAGCATTCTTTACGTTAATTAAACGTTCAAGTTCTACTACTTCTAGGACCTTTCCTTTAAAGGAGATAGCTAAACTACCATTATGTGATCCAAAAAAACCTAAATTAAACATATTACCTTTTTAATTTTATATTGAAATAACTTTCTAAATCTTCTAATGTCCGTGTATGTGTCTGGTTAAATAAAAAGTCATTAACTAATTCTATTGCTGTATCGTCTATAAAGTACTTAGTATTATGCTCTCTATATGGTGTATCTGTATCAGATGTTTTGAAGTTATAATTATGCCACACTGTTGCTAAAGATGTAACTCTTAAGTTCCAGCCTTTTAAATAACTTAGAAATGTTTGAAAATCTTCTTCTCCATTAAATCTTATATTATTTGGTATCTTTACTTCTTCTAACCATTCTCTTCTAGTAAATAAAAATCCTGCAGCTGCCCATCTAGTCTCCACTACCTTATAGTCTTCTAGGGTAGGTAAATTTTCAGCTATATGTCTGTTGTCGTTGCTACTCGATTCTTGTAAAGACCTTCTAATACGTAATGGGGTATTGTTTGATTTATCTAAGTACTTTTTTTCGTAATCTGGAACATCAAAATGATTAGGGTAGGTAGTTAGTATTACCTTACCCTCTTCTATACTATTGTACTGATTTATTAAGATTGCATCCCAAGCCTGTCTGAATCTACTATGTGAATCTATTTGTAAGAAGTAATCTTCATTTGCTACAAGCTCGTTTTTTATTCTATTTCTAGCATATACAACACCTTTTGCTTCTTCTTTAGGTGTAAATATTATTTTTAAATTTGGAAAGTTAAGTTGCTTTAGTTTCTCGTATGCTTCTTCCGTATCCTGTAAATTAACTCCTACGTGTACTCTACTAGGGTCTATAGCTTCCGAGTATAAACTCTTTAATGTGTCTATAATCTGAGAATCACAATAACTTGCGATTGATACAAATATACTACCGTTACCAAAACTCCAGCTGTCGTTGTACTCTCTAAACCAGTTCCCTTTAAATTGAGTATCAGCTGTAAAAGGTATTTGTTTATATTGATCAAACGTTTCTGTATTAAGGTAGTAGTTTTTATCTTCAATATCTGACATGTATCCTCTCATTCTGTATATGTAAGAAGATAGTGTTGAATGACTATTACCTATAAACTTAATACCTCTAGTACATATAAACTGTTCTATAATTGGAATCCAGTTATTATCAAACTCGGTAAAAATAGCTACTTCTTTTTTTACATCTTCGTAAAAAAATGTCTGATAGTATTCAGATAACGGTTTAAAAAATTCTCGATCTCTATGATCTGTTGCTATATATAACTTACTTCCTTGCGGAATTATATCTTTTATATTTTCTAGGATCTGTTCGCAAGGAATAAACAACTCTTTATATTGGAAATCATTTCGTCTAATATGAATGGAATAATATTCCTTATCCCCTAACTTATTAATAAATTGCCAAGCTAGATCAAAAATATCTGTTCGATAATGAACATATTTTGCAATAAGCTTTTTAATCTCTACATCTAAACTAGTAAATAAAGTCTGATGTGTTACTCCTAATAAATTTGATTCTAGAAATAAGTATTCCTCATTTGTGTAGAGGTCTTCTTTATTAAGTACTGGGCGATGTTTTGAAAATTTAGTAGGAACGGGTATTTTCTCAAAGTTTATTACATGTCTTACTGCGTCGTAGTCTAATACTTTAGATACTGCTTTTACACTTTCGTAATTAGTATCTAATCCTTTTTCTTTACAGAAGTTATCAAACGAAATAGATACTACTCCTAGGTTCGAAGTATCAAAAAACGACTCCATACTTGAGTGTCCTTCTAAAAGGTACATTTTATACTCTGGAGTTAGTACTAGTTTCCGGTTTGTTAAATAAGCTATACAAACTGCTAGCTCTAAGGACATTCTTATATTATTAAAACCTCCTGGCCATGGTCTAAAAACTACATAACCTTTACTGCCGTCGTAGAATTTAAAAATATTTTCAAAATCCCATTTTGTGTAGTATATATAATCAGTTCTAAATTGATCAACTCCGGTTACCATTTTATTTCCTGCTTGACTAATTGTTTTAGATAAATCGTATTTCTTTTTTTGATCGAAAGTATGGTCTTGTTTAAAAAATAATGTATTACCTTCTTTGTCTGGTATTACATTAGGGTAATGCATAATACTTCCTAATATAGTTCTTTCACGATCATTCCATGCTGTACAAGTTCCAATATCTTGTATAAGATCTACTTTGATGTTAGAATCTTTTATAGCATAATCTAATCCCCACATTTCAGCTTCCCATCTACCTTCTTTTTTACGTATTTGCTCACAATACTCTGTGTATTTTTTATAAAACTTCTTTAAAGTCTTAAATTTTAAAGCAAAAGGATACATTATACCCTTGGTGTTAAGAGGATCTTTATCTCGATCTTCCCATCCTTTAAGTGGCATATAATGTATAAAATCTTGACCAACTATATGATCATCTTCTAAATCAAAATCTACTGCTTTTGTAAACAGCATATCAGGATCTAGAAATAAAAGCTTATCTTCTTCTTTGAAGTAGTTATTCTCACATAACCATTCTACGGATCTATACTTGTTAGGAATACCTCCCCACCAGTCGTTATTAGCTGTTTGCCACAAGTGTGCATAATCTGGCTGATCTATTACTATTGCGTCTGATAAAAAACTAAAATCTGGTGTTTCATCTCTATGTCCGTAATCTCCGGAAAGTAGAACTACTAATTTACCTTTTTGATTTACTTTTTTTAATGACCAATGTAGTAACTTTATCTGCCATGCTTGATATTCACACCGACTAGTTCCAACAACAATATAGTCCATTTATTGAGCTACAAATTTATAATCTGCTAATGTATAATGTAAGAAGAAATTTCTAAAGTACTCACCTTCAAAAGGTTCAATTCGTCCATGTTTATTTGTAGCAGACTCGTATAAGATCATTTCTCCTACTTCTGCATAAACTTTATGCCATCTTCCTAAATGATCTTGTATATCTATAGGCCAATCTCTATCTACCTTCTTATCTACTATAACAATAGAAGAAATGTGATGAGTTGTAAATGTATCTGTATGAGGAACTAGTACAGCACCTCTTTTATAAGATCTAATTCCATAAATCCATTTAGGAATTAATTTTTCTTTATGTCCTATAAACTCTTCATGCAGTGGTTGTAATTCTTCCGCGATAATTTCTCTTATACGAGTAAAAGCATCCATGCTAAATATTTCAACTGGTGCATTACCTTGATTATCGTGTATGAAATCTGTAATACCGCCCCAGTTTTCATCTTTAACAGTATGTTTTAATAAAGTATAGGCTTCTGTTATAAGTTGGAAGGTTTTTTCAGGTACCTTAACTACTTTGAATCCTAATTCAGTTAATCTTGGTAAATCTTCTTTTTTAGAAAATGTTTTACTTACTACTCTAGCTGGTTGTGTCATTTCTAAATACTCTTTTGCTAATTTAGCATCTTCTGCGCTATTAAATACATTTTCTCTAAACCATTTAGTTATAATAACTTTTCTACCTTGCTTAACTGGTAGCCCTGCGTGAAGAGCAGCTGGGTTTTCGCTTCCTGTACCGTTTGAGTTCTTCCAAACTACTGCTGTACCTTTAACTGGTGTTATAGTTTTCTGTAATGTAGGAAAATCAGTCTCTCCTCCCTCTTCTACATCATTTAAGTATATCATAAATGTCCAAGTTCTTTGGCCACTTGATAAACAGTGGTTGTGGTAAGCGTCTTTACCAAAAGCATCCTGGTGGTGTCTAAATTCTTGACCTACTTCGTAAATCTGTCCTTGAGTTGGTTCTGAATAAGGGGCTTCTATCCCTAACTCTGTGTACATCTTTTGGTTTACTTGACTAACAATCGGGTCTGTATCAAGTAAAACTGCTGTGGAACTAGTACGTCCTTCATCATACTTGATAGACTGAGCTCCGGTACCAGCTACGCTTGAACGAGTACTCCCAGTCTCTGTTAACCTAACAATGTGATCACATTCTTCGTTAGTTAAAAACTGTGGGATGGTAAACATCTCTAATCCATGGCTGTTCTCTACGTGTATTCTTTCCATATACTTTATTTTTATTATCCGTCACAAGCTACACAGTCTTCTGCCGTTCTACTCCCAATATCCCCGTTAATTACAGAATCTGTTCTTAAATAATATAAGGTTTTTATTCCTAACTTCCAAGCTGTCTGGTGAACTAAATTAATAAATTTAGGACTATCTGTTGGATCAAAAGCTAAGTTTAAAGATTGAGTCTGATCAATGTACTGTTGACGTAATGCTGCTTGCTCTACTAACTGTAATTGATTAATCTCAGCAAACGTTAAGAAGATTGGTTTATCCTCTGCAGGCATTACATCTTCTGGTAAGTTTGCAATAGAACCTCTATCTTTCATAATTTGGTCCCATACTTCTTCTGTATTATGACCTCTTTCTAATAAATAGTTTTCAAGTTCAGGATTTTTACGAATAAATGTCCCTTTACCTGAATTAAATGTATAGATGTTTGCCGGTAGTGGTTCGATACCTGCCGATACTCCTCCTGATATAGTTGAATTAGAAACTGTAGGTGCAATCGCTAACAAGTGCGTATTTCTCATACCTGTTCCTTTACACCAAACTGGTTCTCCGTATTCATCTGCTAACTTTCTAGAAGCTGCTTCTGCTTGAGATTTAATTTGAGAGAAAATCTGGTGTGTAAGGCTATTTGCTGCAATACTAATAAAAGGAATCTTCTTTTGTTGTAATAATGTATGCCATCCTAGTACTCCTAGTCCAATGGCTCTACCTTTTTTAGCAGAACGATGAGCTCTGATTAAAGATTCTTTACCGTTAGTTTTAATTAAAAATTCTTCCATTACTCCATCTAAGAAGTAAATTGCTGTTTCAACTAAGTCTGTGTTTTTCCATTCATCCCACTTCGTTAAGTTCACTGAGCTTAGGCAGCATATAAAGCTATGTTCCTCATCTGTATGTAAAGTAATTTCCGAACAGATATTTGTCATAGTTACTTCTAGGTTATTCTTAATATATGCCGGAGGGTTAGCATTATTTACATTATCTTTAAACATAATATAAGGCTCTCCAGTCTCTACTCTAGCCTTTAGTATTTCTACCCAGACTTCCATTGCCTCAGGGTCTCTACGCTCGATCTTTTGCATAAAGGTATCATCCACTACAACGCATTGGTGGAGGTTAAGACACTGTCTATTCGGATCTCCTTTAGGTCGTCTAATTTGTAGGAATTCCTTAATATCTGGATGATTAATATCTAGGTTTACGGAAGCAGCTCCTCTACGTACTGCACCTTGGTTAGTTGCAATAATAGTAGAATCGTATATTTTAGCCCAAGGTATAACTCCTTCCGATTGACCTAAATCTCCATTACCTATCTTTGATCCTCTTCCTCTAATTTTAGAAAGACCGATACCAACTCCTCCTCCTAGTGAAGTTAATCTCATTAGCTCAGCATTCGTCAACCCAATTCCTCTAATAGAGTCTGGAGTATCAATACCAAAACAAGAAATAGGTAAGCCTTTATCTGTACCTGTGTTAGATAAAACTGGAGAAGCTAAATTCAACCAACCCTTCCACATATACTTAAAAAACTTAGCAGCTAAATCTGGTCGATCTAATCTTGCTGCAACAGTATCTGATACTCTTTTATATGCTTTTCTAGGAGTCTCTCCTGGTAGGAGATATCCTTTAGAAATCGTTGATAAAGAAATTTCGTTCATCCATTCAGGATAATCTTTTCCTGCTTCCCAGGCGGAAGTATCTACTTGTAGTGCCATTATATAATCTAATTAATTTTATTAAAATGCTGTTGACCAATCCATATGACCTTTCGAGTAATTTGTTACTCTACTTGCAAAAAAGTCTGTATGCTGTTTACCTGCAATTACTGCATCAAACCACTTCATAGTCTTTAATGCTCCTGCATCAATTTGATCAGAAGGAATCAAAGGTTTTAATCCTAAATCACCCATCTTAGTATTAACTCTATGTTTAATAAAGTTTTTAAGGTCATCTTTAGATAGATTTTCCAAATCTCCTAATTCAAAAACCTTATCGATAAAGTCAAACTCTAACTTAAGTGCTAGGTGAGCTGCTGTTTCGATTTCACTTTGTAACTTTTCTGTATTAATTTCTGGGTACTCTAAAAGTAGTTGTCTGAATAACCAACATCCTGCTTCTGAGTGAAGAGATTCATCTCGTACAGACCATTCTACAATCTGTCCAATACCTTTAAGTTTATTTCTCATCTTAAAAGATAAAAGTACTGCGAAAGAAGAAAATAAATTAACGCCTTCTGTAAATGCTGAAAATATAGCTAATGATTTAGCTCGTTCATGCCAATCTGGTTTTCCATCATGGCTATCTCTAACACTCATTAACGATTCAATCTTAGCTTTTGTAGATTCGTCTTCTAAAAATTCTGCAAAGTTATCTAAACCTAACTGTTCGTTAAGTAGTGAATAAGCTTCTGCATGTATTGTTTCGAAAGACCCGAAAGTCACTCCCATCATAATAATTTCTGGCTTTCTAAACCAACTAGTTACAAGTCCAGTCCAGTAGTCATTTACTACTGTTTCTGTTTGAGCAAAACCTTTTAATATACCACCGACTACATTCTTCTCATGATCTTTTAGATTAGATTTCCAATCTGTTACGTCTTGAGCCATTGGAACTTCTGTATGAAGCCAATGCGCTTGTTGTTGTTTTAACCAATATTCATACGCTTGAGGGTACTCAAACGGCTTATAAACAACTCTTTCATCTCTTAGTCCCATAGTGTATTTTTAATGTTTTAAATAATAAAATCCCCGAGGTTCTAAGCAATAATCTGCTTTCGGGGATGTAGAAATAAATAGCTTCTACTACTATTTGTTATTGATTTTGCTCGAAAAATTTCTTAGCAATTTCAAAATGAGTACCTTGAGGGCTGCTGCTATCGTCATCTATACTTGCCTTTCCTTCAATCTCAATATGACCATTATTGGTATCCATCTTAACATTATAAGTCATACCATCTTGTCCGTATCTATTCTTCATTACGTGTAGACGGCCTGTACCTAGAACTTTATCTTCTTTCTGTCTTGATAAAGAAAGACATATATCAGCTACCATCATCTTATCGTAAGAACCGGCTGCTTTATCTCCTTCGATAACTGAATCTTTAGCCCCCATTCTATTAACCTGTGAAGGTGTTAGTACTGGTATTTTTAATTCCTTAGCTAAGCTTTTTGTAGCAATAAATACGTCATCAATCTCATCTTTACGTTCTGAGAATTTACCTCTAGATGGTGCTTTTAAGTAATCTACGTAATCAATAATAATCAAGTCTGGTTTATGGCCCATATCAATACACTTCTGTACGTGGCTCTTAATGTTATTTACTGTCGCTGCTTTAGGTGCATACTCTTTTACGATCAGTCTACCTTTTAGATTATTGATTTGGGTCTCTACTTCTTTTCGATGTTTATTAACCTCGTCAATAGAGTATCCTGTAAAGTAGCAGTCAAATCGCTTACCTACATATTCTTCTCCTAATTCTAGAGTATAGTAATTTACCTTAAAGCCTAATTTTACAGCATGTGCTGCTGCTGCAACCATAGTCCAAGATTTACCTCCGCCTGGGTTACCGAATACAATAATTAGATCTCCAGGTCCCCATCCTCCTTGAATAGTTTCGTTTAGTAATGGCCATGGTGTCGGTATAGTAGGTCTGTAGTCTGTTCTATATCTAGACTCAACATCCTTATCGTACTCATGCCCAATATTTTTATCCATCGCTGCTTTCATTGCTTTTTCAATAAGGTTACGAATACCTTCGAAATCGCTTTGCTTTAATAGGTCTGCAGAAGATAGAATAGCTGCTTTCATCTCTTGGTTTTTACAAAACGTAGTAAATTCTTCTTCTACATAATCTAAATCATCTTGAGATGCGGCATAAGAGTTTCTCAACTCTTCTTTTACTGCTACCTGAAGTACTTCGTTTTCGATCTTTTGAAGTTCTACTTTCAGTACATCCATTGTAATAGTCGTATGGTATTTATCGAAGTATTTAAGGATCTGACCTATAATCCACTTATGGGTATCTGAGTCAAAGTAATCCTCTCTCAATACGTCTCTTACTGTTAGTAGGTAGCCTTTATCTGTGAGTAAGGCGCCTATTACTTTAATCTGGAAGGGTTTTCCATACTGCGTTAACTTCTGCAATGTCATATAACTTATTGTTTAAAAACCGTTAATGTTCTAAAATTTTCTAACCATCCTTCTGTGTTCTTAGTTATGCCTTCAATTTTATCTATATCTAATAGATGCAAAAAGGCTCCTGTTTGTAGAGGTGGTACAGCTTCTTTTAATACATTTAATGTATGAAGAATTTCTTTATCATCCAACTGTCCTTCATGTAAATTCATCAGTTGGTAATTTGTTTTTACCCGATCCCAGTTGTGAATTATTTTAGCAAAAATAGACTTACCATCTAGGTTCTGCTCACATACCGTGTAGATATCTTCTAACTCGTAATTCGGATTTGTATTTAGTCCTGGGAATTCTTTGATTAAGGTCTTTAAGCCTAATCCTTTAACTCCGGCAAGGTTATCAGAGTTATCACCTAGTAATGCTTTAACAATATTATAGTTCTGAGGTAGTACTTCTAGCTCTTCAATAATATTATCTTTTGTAAAAAGTGTTTTCTTTATTGGAGAGTATACTGAAATGCATCCGTCTATTAATTGTAAGAAGTCTTTATCAGATGAAACGATTGTAACTTGTTTACCAGATGCGGATGCTCCTAGTGCTAAGTCTGCTATAATATCATCTGCTTCTAACTTCTCCATCGTTAGACTATGTAGAGGTAAACATTCAAGGTAGTCTTTTAATCTATCTAACTGTGCAGATAGTGATTCGTACTCTTCTTGTTTATTCTCATACATACCCCAGTTGGTAATTCTTGTATGTTGTCTTTGTGCTTTGTAATTAGGGTCTATATTCTTTCTATTGGTAGAAGAACCTTTTCCGTCAAATACACAAATAACTCTGGTAGGGTCGATTGTTCTTACTAGGAATCCTAGCGATCTTAAGAAGCCTACAAGACCACCGATATGGTGGCCTTGAGGGTTCATTGCTCTTAGAGTTGAGAAGCTACGAATAAATGTATTCATAGAATCTATAATCAGTAAATGATCATTTAACTCTCTAGGAGGGGACTCTTTAAGATTCTTTAAAATTTTACTATAGTCTGCCATTAATCGTCTAGTAAGTTTGGTGAAATGTAATCTTCTTCCATATCACCTTCTTCAACTAAACTAAAGTCAATAGATCCTAAAAGTTTTAACCAATG